GGAAATCTGGGCGGTGGAAGCGCTGCAAACGCTGATCGACCAGGGCGCCGCCGTGGAAGCGCGTGCCGCGGCGAGCCGTAACGGCGCGCGGCGGCTCGACCTCGCCGTGTCGCTTTATGGCCGCGACGGTAACCGCGTCTACGCCGGCAAATTCGGCCTTCTCTGGGAGCAGGTGACCGCATGAGCCTGACCGTGCTGACGCCCGAGGAATGGGCGCAAAAGAACTACGCCGCCCTGAAAAGCCGCTACACCGGCACCGACGCGCTGGTCGACGAGAACAACCTCGCCGTCGAGGCCAAGGTGCGCGGCATGGTGGACAACGCGCTCGACCAGCGGCGCGACTGGACCTATCGCCAGCAGTTCGCCTTTTCCTGCGACAAGGATGAGTTGCCGCGGCACGGCAAGGAAGTTGGCATCCTGCAAGGCGCGGCGAGCCGGGCGAGCGGCAGCGTGACGCTGACCGGCGCGACGCCATCGACCGCCTATCCGGCCGGTCTCAATTTTCTGTTCGGGTCTGCCGCCTATATTTCCACGGCCGGTGCGACGTCGGATTCGGCGGGCAATCTGACCGTGACGGTGATTGCCGCCGACCCCGGCGCCGACGGCAACCGCGCCGCGGGCGACACGCTGACCTTCGTCGATACCGGCGACTACCCGGAACTCGATGACGCGGCGACGGTGGCTGTTGGCGGCATCGGCGGCGGCGCCGACGCCGAAGATCCGGAGGCGTGGCGGCTGCGCATCCTCGACAAGAAGCGCAACCCGCCGCAGGGCAACAGCCTCGACCGCTATGAGCAGCTGGCGCTTTCGGTTTCGGGTGTTCTGAAAGCCTGGGCGCTTCAGATCGCGCCAGGCTATGCGACGATCTGGGTGCTGAATGGCAACCGCGCCAATTACATCCCGACCAGCGCCGACGTGGCAACGGTGCAAGCCGCGTTCGACACCAAGCGCTGGATGGGCGTGCAAACGGTGGTGGCGCCAGTGGCCCAGACCATCGACATCACCATTGCCGACCTCGCCGACGATACGGCGCAGACCCGCGCAGCCATCGCTGATGGGCTTGCCGCCATGTTCCTGCGGCGGGCCCGCCCTGGCCTGCCGGATGGATCGACGGTGTTTTCGCGCTCGTGGATCGGCGAGGCCATCAGCAAGGCGGCCGGCGAGGACTCGCATGTGCTGACAGTACCATCGACCGACGTGGCCGTGGCGGCCGGCCACTATCCCGTTCCGGGAACGATCGCCTATGTCTGATTGCCCCGACGGTGCGATCATCCGCGCCAACGCCGCCACGGATGCTCTGTCGGCACCGGGAGGCGACGATCTGTTGCCGGCCATCCTGGCTCTGGTGCCGCGCGGCACGGCCTGGGGTACGCCAGACGATACCACGCCCGACCCGACGCGGTTGATGAGTCTCTACTGGGCGGCGCTGGCCGACGTGATGGCCGAGCACTATGCCCGGCTGCATCAGGTGAAGGCGGAAAGCACCAGCGTGACGCTGGTGGCCAGCCTCGAAGACTGGGAAACCGAGCTCGGGCTGCCGGACCCCTGCTACGGCGCCAATCAAAGCGTCGAGACGCGGCTGCGCGCGGTGCGCGCCAAGGTGATGGCGCAGCAGGTCGACTCGCTCGACGATATCGAGTGTCTTGCCAGTGCGTTGGGTTACACGGCGCTGGCCGAACGGGCGACGTTGCCATTTCGCTTTGGCGCCAGCCGCTTTGGCGACCGGCTCGGTGACAAGGACGCGGCCTTCTGGGTGGTGCTGACCATCTCGACGCTGGGGCCGTCTGTGCCGTTCCGCTTCGGCACCAGCCGGTTTGGGGCGCGTCTCCTAGACTTCCCTCAGGCCAACGACCTTGAATGCATCCTTGAGGCCGCGAAGCCCGCCGAGTGGATGATCCGTTACGACTATGCCCATGGCTTCCGCCTCGTCACCGATAACGGGGTGCAGGTCGTCGTGGGCGACAGGCGCGTTTACGAGGTGACTTCATGAAATACTTGGCCCCGCTCGACGAAACAGATCCCGACGCTTCCTACCATGATGGCGACGAGGCAACCTCGACGCTCGGCTCCATCCCGCCGGGCGCCGCTTTCGAGGCGGTGCAACGCGAGATCGTGCATGTCATCACCGAGTCCGGCATGCCGCCATCCGGGACCGACTGGACGCAGCTCTACCAAGCGATAGGGGGGATGATTACGGCCGCTTTGGCCGGCATCGACCTCAGTGTTCTCAATGCCAAGATACTGGCGGCAGCCCCTCCCGGCGCGGTGATGTTCTTCGCACGATCGACTGCGCCGGACGGCTGGTTGAAGGGTAATGGCGCGCTTGTCGGTCGCGTTCCCTTCCTCGATCTGTTCGATGCCATCGGTACAACGTTCGGTGTTGGTGACGGATCGACAACATTCGCCCTGCCGGATCTGCGCGGCGAGTTTCTGAGAGGCTGGGACGATAGTCGTGGCATCGATGCGTCGCGCGTGTTCGGTAGCTGGCAAAAGGGCACGCTCGTCTTTGGCGACAACGACGGCGCCAGCGGTTATTCGCCAGGTGCCGTCGGCACAACTAATCCGGCTACGGACCGCTCATTGATCGGTCTCGACCCATATAACGCCTCCGACTACACGAGTGCGTCAGGCGGTCTCGGGGCCGTAAACAATACCCAGACCCCCACGACAAACCCTGGAAACTTTGGTGTCTCACGGCCTCGCAATATCGCACTGCTCGGCTGTATCAAATATTGAGGTTTGAGATGAGCAAGACCGTCTATCAGACTGGTTCCGGCGGTGTGTATCTCTATCCGGCTGAGGCCGATGAGAGCCCAATCGAACCGGGCGTTTACCTTATCCCCGCTGGTTGTGTCGAAGCCGCTCCGCCTGAAGTGGCGGATGGACATGTCGCCGTTTGGTCTGGTGATGCCTGGAGTGTGGTGGCTGATCATCGCGGCGAGACTTGGTATCTCGACGCCACGGCCGCGACGATTACCTTTATTGGCGACCCCGCGGCACAAGGTTATGTTGCGACAGCGCCGGGCCCGACCATGGACGATCTGCGGGCGGCAAAACTCTTGGCTATTGTGGCCAAGGCAAACGATCTTCTGTCTGCCGGCGCTCCAGTGTCTGGCGGGCTGCATGTGGCACTTGACGACGGCAGTCGTACCGATCTCACGGCCTTAGCCTCCACAGCAACCGCAGTGCTGATTTCGAGCGGCACCGTCACCTGGCCGGACAGCTATTCGCGCGGCTGGATCACCATCGAAAATGTGCGAGTCCCGCTGGCGACGGCGGCCGATGGGCTGGCCTTCGCGGCGTCTGTTGGAAATTATTACTCCGCCATCATGCAGCACCGGCGCGACCTGAAGGATGCGGCGTTGGCCTCTTCCGACGAAGCAGCGCTTGACGCCATCGACATTTCAGCCGGATGGCCGACTAACAGCTAAGGATCTCGACGCACCGGCGAGCGCCGCCGCCACCGTCGATCCGAGCGACAGCGCCGACTTGCCGACGGCAAGCCGCGCGCTTTACGTCGGCGCGGCTGGAGATTTGGCTATCGTTACCGTGGGAGGTTCGGCGGTGACGCTGGTCATGGTGAGTGGCTGGCTACCGATACGCGTTGCGCGCGTGCTCTCCACCGGCACGACCGCCAGCGCCATCGTGGCTTTCTGGTGAGGAGGCCATCATGCTGGGACTTGGGCTGAAACTCACCAATATCAAGATCCTGAATACCATCCCATTCTTCAAGTGGGTTGGCGACGTCAAGCTGACCTTGGTCACCATTGACGGTCAGATGGCGACGGCCGACGGCAATCCCGTCTATGTGGAGGCATAAATGAGCGGTATCGATATCAGTGCCTGCCTCCTCGGCGGCTTCTTCAAATCCACTTCCGCGCAGGTCTGCTTTTCGGTGGCGTCCGGCGCCATATCCCTCAATCAGGATATTCGCGTTTCCGTTGGCGGTCTGCTCCGCAAGTTTGTCTCCGGAGCGGCCATCACCTTGCCGTCGCTTTCCGCCGGCACCGACTATGCTATCTACGCATGTGCCGATGGAGTCCTCGTCGCGTCGGCCAACTTCTCGGCGCCGTCCGGCTACACCACGGCCAACAGCCGGCGCATCGGCGGGTTCCACTATGCGCCAGGTGGTAATGCCACCGGCTACAACACGGGCGGCGACACCACGCCGGCCATCAACCCGTTCTCGCTCTGGGACCTGAAATGGCGGCCGGCTTGCCCGGACCCGCGCGGCATGGCGCTGGTTGCCGGGCGCTTCTGGGCTGATATTTACCTCTGCGGCACCGACGTTGACGCCAACGGCACCTCGCGCAATGTGGTGACCATCGGCGATGGTTCAAGTCCGCCCAAGGTGCCGGCCATGTTCGGTGGTGACGGTTCGACCAC